TAAATCTAATCAAATGAAAACTACTACTAAATACGTAGATAAAATCTACAAGCTAACGCGCGAGACTGCGCCCCTTTCCTTAATTTTAGCATCAAGACATACACAGAGATTTCCTCTATTGTGGTTTGATGAAGATACTGGAACAAATAAAGCGTTGCGCTATGCACGAAACCAAAACTCTCCATTTCAAGAAGACCAAGACGATAATGCAATATTAGAGCCTATAGTTTTTGAAAATGGGTTTTTAACAGTTCGTAAAGAAAACCAAGTGTTACAAAAATTCTTAGAATACCATCCTGGTAAAGGTCGGGTTTATGTGGAGGTTGACAAAGCTAAAGATGCTGCACAAGTTGTAAAAGACTTAAATGCAGAAGTAGATGCACTAATAGAAGCGCGTCAACTTACTGTAGACCAAGTGGAAAACATTGGTCGAGTATTGTTTCAGCAAGATGTAACAACCGTAACTACTGCAGAGCTTAGAAGAGACATATTAGTATTTGCAAAAAATCAACCTAAAGATTTTTTATTACTATTAAAAGATCCTGCATTAAAGTTAAATGCTGAAATACAATTATTTTTTGATAAAAAGATTTTACAGTTTAGGAATAATAACAAGGAGGTGTGGTTTAATACACCCTCTAATAAAAAGAAAATGTTAAATGTTCCTTATCAAGAGGACCCTATTTATATAATATCTTCATTTTTTCAAAGTGATGAAGGGTTAGAAGCATTAAAGCATTTATCGGCTCTAGCGAAAAATATGTAAATAGTGCGTTTTAATTTTACGTATCTTTGTTTTTTTAACACATAAATTTTTTTATTATGAACAAGTATGCAAGTATCACCGTTGGCGGTGGAGTAGAGCAGTTCTCTGTAAAAGATGTAGCATCTTGCTATTTAGATAGTTCAGATGATATTGTAATCGATTACATTGATGGTTCTCAAAGTAAAATTGCGTCAGGCTCGGCCTTAGTACAAGCAGACGTAGACACCGTATTCGGTGTTATTAAAAGTGCTCAACAAGAAAAATGGAGTCAAGTATTATACAGTATACCGGGATTGAGCCAAACGGTAAACGCCTTTACATTCACCTTTTAAATCTTAGAAATTATGAATAAATTTTTAGTAATTGGAAATTATGTATTTGGAGGCGATGTATTATACGTTGGATTAGTTACAAACAATATTGTTTTGAACTATCGTGATAAGCAAATAACTTTAGCAGGTTCAGGAAATATGACTGCCGCAGACAAAACGGCTATCGAATCTGCTCTTGTAACTGTTTGGGGACAAGGTTATACTGACGCAACTATTAACGTGACTCTAAGTCAAGCGATAACAACGATTTCATAAAAGTCGTTTTAGTCGATAATCTAAGAGGAGGTCAAGAAAAAATGACCTCCTTTTTTTTTACTTATCTTTGTGTAAAAGAATAACAATGATAAATTCTGTAAGAAATACAGTTTTAGCAATAATCAACAAAAACAATTACGGTTATTTATCACCTAATGATTTTAATTTATTTGCTAAACAAGCGCAACTAGATTTATTTGACGAATATTTTTTTCAATATAATCAGCAGATAAATGAGGAAAATGCAAGACTTTCTGGGACAGGTTATGCAGATATTAAAAAAGGTTATGAAGAAGTAATAGACACTTTTTCAGTAACAAGCAATCTAACACAAAATGCAGCAAACGTATATTTTCTGCCTACAGCTGCAACTACAGGATCAGATTATTATTTAATAAATGAAGTAAGATGCTCTTCAGGTGGAGTATTTAAAGGGATAGCTGAATTAGTTTCAAACAACAAAATAACATTACTAAACAACTCCAACCTTACAGCTCCAACTGTAAGCTTTCCAGCTTATACGCAAGAAGGTGGTTCAATTACTATTTACCCAAGTTCATTTAATGGCGTAACTGACATTGCCTCACAGTATATAAGATATCCTGTCGATCCAAAATGGACCTATAGAACAATCTCAAATGGTGAACCCGTTTTTGATCAGAGTCAGCCTGACTTTCAAGATTTTGAACTTCCCTTAGACGATGGAAATGATTTAGTTTCTAAAATATTACAATACGCTGGAATATCAATAAGAGAGGCAGATGTATTTAAATTTGGTCAAGTAGAGGAACAAACACAAAACCAAGAACAATAGTTATGTCGTATATAGATCAAAAAAAATATTATACAAATGATGGTGTTAATCCAACCAATTTAAACTGGGGGTCCTATCAATTTGTAACATTATCTGATATAGTCAATAATTTTTTATTAATGTACTCAGGAAACCATTCGATGATAAACAACGTCAATAGGTTTAAAATATTATTTCATGCTAAACGTGGTATTCAAGAATTAAACTACGACGCTTTTAAAGAAATAAAATCTTTGCAGTTGACTGTATATTCAGATTTGAGATTTGTTTTGCCTTCTGACTACGTAAACTGGATTAGAATATCTTTATTTAAAGATAATACCATTAGACCTCTTGTTGAAAACATTCAAGTACAATCAGCATTATCTTACGTCCAAACAGCAACTGCGGCGTTTACATACGACTCAGATGACAATGTTGAAACACAAACATCGAGTCTTGATACCGCACGTACAGATGGTTCGTTAAACTCAATATATCTAAATCAAGCTAATTTAGACCAACAAAACAACAATCTGCCTTACAATGAAGATTTTTATGACACAAATATAGGTGCTCGTTATGGTTTAAATACTGAGACTGCTAATATGAATCCAACTTTTACAATTGACAAAAAGGCTGGAGTTATAAACTTTAATTCAACCATGGCTAATGAGCAATGTATTTTAGAGTATATTTCGGACGGTATGGAGGGAGGCGACGATTCTTTAATAACGGTAAACAAATTGTTTGAAGAGTATATATATGCTTATATAAAGTATGCAATTTTAAATAGCAAGTTTGGAGTTCAAGAATACATAGTCAATAGAGCTAGAAAAGATAAAACTGCACTACTTCGTAACGCTAAAATACGCTTGAGTAATATTCATCCTGGCAGATTATTAATGAATCTAAGAGGAGAAAATAAGTGGTTGAAATAAAATGGCTAGAACACAACGGAATTTTATTGCAGGCCGTATGAATAAAAGCCTTGATGAAAGGCTTATACCAAATGGCGAATATGAAGACGCACTTAATGTTAGATTAGGTTCAACTGAGGCGTCTGAAATAGGATCTGTAGAAAATTCAAAAGGCAATTCAAGGCTTACGCAATTGTTTTTTCTTGATATACAAACATTAAGTTCAAAAGCACGTTGTATAGGAGCCTACGAAGATAGCCCTAACGAAACTATATATTGGTTTGTACACGACCCCGCATTTACATTATCAGATACTGGTAAATGTGATATGATTTGTTCTTTCAATACTACTACCACTAATGTAAATTATCATGTTGTCAGCACTGATGATGGCGGGGGTGTACTTACTACTTTAAATTTTAGCCCAACTAATTTAATAACAGCTGTAAATAGGGTAGGTAATTTTCTGTATTTTACTGATAATTTTAACCCGCCTAGGTTTATTAATGTACATAATAGTTACCCGGAGCCTTTGCTAAATGGTACACCCCCCAATAGCTCAACAGCATTGTTCAAGTTTAAAGCTGAAAAAATATTAGTTGGACCCGATGAAATTGTTGGTTTTCACCAGGGGACTTTATCTGGATGCCCTACAAGTTTACCAGCTTTTGGGGTTGGCATTACACCAACGACCACACAAATCCCCTTACCCGGTGTTGATTGCTACACAGCCTCTACAACTGTTACTAAAGGATATGGTATTCAAGGTGCAAATACTGCTAACGGTCTGGCTTTAACACAGTTTTCTACAGATGTTAATTCTGGAGTTACTACCATAGGCTTAATTAACTCAAATACATTGTCAAACCCAGGGACCTCATCAATATCAGGAAGAATTAGTGGTGATGATGGTAATTCAGGAACGTACACTGCAAACTACTCTGTATCAACCGCATACACAGATGGCAATGGAGATCCTCAGCAACCTGAATCGAGTGGTACGGTAACACTAAATGGAATAACTTTAACAGAAAACGTAACATATACACTTACATAGATTATGGCTGCTTACATAGATCAATTTTCTGCTGAATCTTTACTGGTAATTAAAAAACCACCAGTAGCAGCGCCTACTATAGTTCCATTTAAAAATAGTTCTGACAATAACTTTTTGGAGGATAGGTTTGTGTGTTTTGCTTATAGATATCAATACGCAAACGGAGAGTATTCAGCAACTTCACAGTTTAGTAATGCTGCATTTAGAGCTGGACCATTTAAATTTAGTTTTGACAGTTTTCTAAACGAAGGAATGATTAATGCATCAAATGCAGTAAATATATTTTTAAT